CTCTATTGCTTTATTATAGAATTCTGAGCAGTTTGTAAAGTTTATTTGGGTGAAATATTCTTCACAACGTTCATAATGTTTAGCAATAGGGATAAATTTATTTATATCATTTCGGTTTGGATATTGCCTATGATAGTAATTATAAATTGGAAATGATAAATTCTCTATATTGATAGGGGAATGTATTAAATTCTTTTTGTTAAGAAAATACATACTTGTTTTCTTATCCCTAACAAATACTTCTTTATAACTTGCTATAAATTTTTTAACTTGTTGAAATGGAATAGAAAACGATTCATTATGAAAAATAGGAATGATATATCCTTTTTTATCACCTTCAGGTCTAATATAGACTAATGAAACATCATTTAGAGCAGGATGTATTAGGTTATGATTTAGAATGAGTTCAACAAAACATCTGTTAGTTTGCTGTTGAGCAAACTCCTCGAATTGGTGTTGACTTTCTATTAAGTAATACATAACCTTTATTTCTCATAACATACTAAAAATTTACTTTAATCCAAGCTAAGGTTTTTCTTTATAGTATTGTGTCCAATTTTCTTTTAAGTAAACACTTAACCCATCTGCTTTTGATCTTTGTTCTGTTAATTCAGTTATATTTTTATTTGTTTGAGCAACTTTAGTTATATCGCCTGTTAATCCCCAAATTAAAGAAAACGTTTTATTAGTTTTCCAAGGTACACTTGGATCTTTTTGATCAAATAAGTCTTTAGTAGCTTTAGAAATTTCTACAAACAAAAGTTGGTTTAATCTTAAACTAAAATAACGTATAAAGCTTCCATTTTTATAATCTTGTTCTGTAGGAAGTAAAGGAGAATATTGAGGTTGACTAGAAGGAACATCTGAAGGGGTATCAAGTGGTCTAATTTCTCTTGAGTTGGGGTCATCCGGGGTTTTCCCAGTAAAGTACTTTCCATTATAAAGTTTATAATAATTTCCAGTATATGGGGTTTTAGTAGAAAGATAAATAAACTCTCCTCCGGATGTATATAAATTAGTTTGAACTTTATTTTTTGGAATATACATTGTTATCTATATTTGGAGTATGTATTAACTGCTTTTAATGCTGTATTATAATTTTGTTCAATACTAGATATAATATCACAGTCAGTTCTTGAACCATTTTGATACTCAGGTTTAGCTCTACCTCCATATCCACCCCAATCTCTCCAATACCTCCATGCAAACTCATTAGCACCACCAGATTGTGCAAATATATTTCTTCTTAGTATTTCTCTAATCAAGGGTATATACCCAGCGTCTGGGGTAGAGAAGCTGTAGAAGAATTTATAAATTTTGGTGCCTCCTTCTTTAGCCCATACTCTTCCATTAACATCTGAAGCATTAAACACATAAAATCCACTCTTTTCAGTTCCTGTAAGGTTATTATTAAAACCTTTAATTTTATTTGGGCCTCCACTTTGTTCTCCAATAGAAACAGCTAAAGCAGCTGCTATAACCAATTTTTTATTAGCTGAAGAAGCATTAGGGGCCATCCTATCAAGAACCCTTTCAGCAATTTGGATAACTTCTGCATAGGTTTTGTTAGTTTGTACATAACTAACTTGAGGGTAATCATTTAAATTAACTTTAACAGATGGAAGATTATCTGCAATAATTATTTGAGGGGCAGGACCTTTTAACCAGTTTACAGATCTAGGATAAACAGTATTAACATCGGAAGGAGTAGCTCTTCCACATCTATCGTTAGGATGTAAAGAAATTTTAGTATCAACCTTACCCCCACCTGCAGCAGTTAAATTAGCTGCTTCAAATTCTTCTTGTACTGGGGTAAGGGTTCTAGAATCTGGGCCTCCAAGGCTGTCTAGCATAGTAACCCACCCCTTATCATCTATTTTGTGGGTTACACCTCTGTTTATGAATCTAATAGCATTTTGATAATTAGAAGGTAATATTTCATCATTAATAGTATACGCTTCAAACAGTTTTATACCACTAAGACCATCCATTGTTAGATTAAGATTTACAGGTATAAATCCTTTACCTTGAATGTTATTGTTTTTGGTATACTGCCCCATATCATATTTGTATAAGTCTACTAGTGCCTGTTTAGCATTATTAATATCATTGTCAGTAACCACCCCACTATCAATATCAGATATTAATTTGCTTCTTAATTGTAGATTATCAGAGTATGCTACAACAGATTTAAGATCATCAATATCATCATCACCTTTACTAGATTTCTTTTTTACAATTCTATCAGTATACCCAACATTAAGTCTACTTATAGCTACAGCATCTGCTCCTACTTTATTAGCACTAGCTTGTGCCGCTACTGTAATTTGAGTAGCAAAATTGTTAGTTAATTCAGTTTTAATTTGAACATCCGTTACAAAACTACCTCTACCATTAAATGCATCGTTTTGTTCGGATGTATTTCCAACTAAATTAATATTAAGTTTAGTAGGAGTTGAATCAGGACTATTATTACTATATTTTTTATTGGCATTAAGAGACTTAACATACTTCATTTGCTCTGGGGGGATGTTGTAGTCTTGGATATAAAGTATATTAGCATTTTCATTGTAAACTACTTTAAAATCATTAATGTATCCGGTAGCGGCTTGGATTCCATTTAGGATAGCTTGAATAAATTCAAATATAGATATGTTTCCATCTTTATCTATATTATTAACAATAGTAGAAGAAATAAAGTCTACATTTACTAAAGTATGCATAAATTTTCCTAAAAATGGAAAAGAAGTTCTATACCCAGGTTCTATAGAAGCTAATATTCCTCCACTTGCTTCTAATTCTGCTATTTGTGAAGGAGTAGCAGATGTTTTAACATATCTTCGACGGCGTATTATAGGAATTTTATTACCATTAGAATATTCATCAAACGTTTCTCCGTATTGCTCATTTAATTTAGCCACTTCACTTTCAGGTAATACTTCTCCATCACTTAATGGTTCTTGAGTTACATTTGGATCACTAGTAACATATACTCTATTTCCAAGATTCACTAAATTATATTCATCTTCAGATATTACGGATGGATTAGCATCTACTAATTTTTGATATTTTGGATCTTGCAATAAAGTAGATCCTTCATTTAGTTTAGGCACTATATCATCATATACCTGATATACAGTAATTGGGGTTTGGGTAGTGCTGTTATCTGTAGAAGTAGAAGCAGCAAGGCCTGTGGGTTTAATTAAACAAACTTTTGGGTCGGAACTTACTAGCCTAGGGATAATAAAACATACATTTTCATCATAATCATAATCTATATAAAATAAAGGAGCATAAGAATTTCCTGTACCAAATGTTGCATCAGAACGAGTTGTATCATATTTTAACAAGAATGATTCTATGATTCTTAGTAGTGTTCCTAATTTTATATAATAAAACGCACCTCCAGTTGCTGTTTCATCAGGAGCAGTAGTAATGTTGCTAAATACAGCTTTATATGCTTCTTGTTTTACTAAAATATGGTTTTCTTTAGTTGAATCTTCTTCTTGACGTACAAAGTTAGGTTGAGATAACGTATACTGGGCGTAAATTTTAACAACGGAGGGTAAGGTCTTTGTAGCTAACCATGCAGTAGTTTGTGATGAGGAATTGTCCCCAAACCCATCTATAGATACTGGGGTTGAAGTAGAATCATCAAGTAATCTTTTAATACCAAACAGAATCTGATTAAGAGTAGATCTAGTTTTGTTGGCTATTACTGAAGGTACTAGTTGGGCTAGGTTAACATCTGCTTGGTTTCTAGTTTCTTCTGGGATGCGGTCATATTCTTCAGTGGTTAATTGAATAAAATTAGGAGATGTAGTAGAAGTAGTACCAGGCTTTCCAGGGTAATTAGCATTAACTTTTATAGATTCTATAACATCTCCAGCACTGCGAGCATGAAGTGTAATATCATAGCCTCCATCTTTTCTATATGTCCAAGTAAAATTAGTTACATATCCTAAAAATCCATCGTAATTACCACAAGATTCTTGGCGTTGTTTTTCTATTTTAGATAAAATAACACCTTGAGTATTTCCTTCACTTATAAAATAATTATTAGCTTCATCCAGGTTAGGGGAAGTAACTAATTGTTTATTATTATCAAAGTATATACTATGACCCCATTCTAATAAGATACTATATTTTAATCTTAAGTATAATGCATCTATAATTTTGAACTGGGCTAAGTTATGGCATATGATTTGAATTGTAGCTTCTCTAACTGTTCCCTGTTGTCCTATAGGTTTAATATCTACAGAAGTAATACCAGGTACTGGGGAGCGACCATATGAGGTAAAATCGCTGGGGTATATGGTATTACCTTGTTCAGATAAGGGAAATCCTACATTTAAAGATGGCAATCCTATGCCCGGAGTGTATCCGTATGCTGTAGCAGGATATGTAGGATCTACTCCGCGAGTAAATACGTGGTCATAGAAAGTAGTAGTTTCTTCGCCTCCTGGTGTAGTTGTAACATCTTGTCTGCTTGTTCCATAATATTTTTTTCCGGCTTCTAAAACAGAAGTTTTAGCTAATAAAGATCCAGCAAGACCCGGTACTCCTAATTCTTTTGCTTTAGCTTCAGATATATTTACTCCAGAGGTTAATTTAACCCATGGAGCTTTAGTAGTCATGTAAAGCAAAATGTCTTTACTGTATGAACCATTTAAAGTAGTAGGGGATAAAACTTGTTGTCTAACTTCAATTTGTTTTTTTACATATGGTAAAAATCCTTCACCAAGAATATTTCTTTTAATATCAGCCATAACTTAATTTAATATTTTAACTTTGATTTAAAGTATTGTATCTTGACATAACCCCAGCAATATCTGTTGGGATTCGAATTTGTGTTCCTAATGGTATAAACAATGAGTTTTGAAGCAAGTTTTCATTAGCAGTTGATATAATCCACCATAATGAAGAATCACCGTAATACTGGCTTGCTAGGGTATCAAATCTATCACCATCTGTTGTAATAACATATATATCATTAACAGATAAGGGGATTCTAGGGTATTTGTTATCTTTATAATAACGAATACCTGCTGAGTTTTTAATTATAGGTATGGTTTGGTATCTATTCATTTACAATTATGGATGTCAACTCAATAGGAGCAGGAGCTGTTATAAATCTTTGACCGAACTTTGGGGTAAAGTTATGGAGAGGAGTAAAGCTTAAATCTACTTCTATCATTTTAGGGAGAATAGCACCGCCTTCCTCAATAGAAATCTCACCATTTTCACCTCTATTTATATCCCACCCAGCTTCAAAAGAAGGTTTTAAACTAATGTTATTTATAATAATAGGTACATTACTTAAATAATCCCCTATTGTAGCTTTAAGAATCATCCCCCTCATATACCCAGCTGATGAGTAATCTGGGGCGGTAGTGCCTACTAAATAATTTAATTTATTATATAAGGGAAGCATTTCTTTTCTAGAGTGAGCATACACCGTAAATGATAATGACATATCTCTAGAAAACCCGTTATATTTATAAAAATTTTCAGCTCTTCCAATATATTTAAACGACTGCCAATCTGCTTTAAAACTATCAGACATATTAGTTATGTATGCTCTGAAGAATAGGAACCAATCATCTTGCCTATCCTCTATATTATCATTATTGAGGATTTGAAAAAAGAAAGGAATTAAATCCGGGTTAACAGCCACATCATTATATACCTCATCATTGTTTCTAATTGTTATAACTGGTGTGGCATTAAATTTGTCATATACTGTGGTGCGATTAGGATTTAATCGTGCTGCAGTTTTTTCCTCAGTAGTGTCAAAAACTATGGACACATTTTCACCATACGTTTTATCTCTATTAAAAGCATTATAGTCTGTGTATGGTAATACTAGCCTGCTAGGGTCACTAGTAGAAGCAGGGTCTATGTATTCATTAATAGTTTGTCTAAAATCCTTAAGACCAGTATATAAAAATGGGAGTTGTGATGCTAGTAAAGAATTATCAAAGGTATATGTATTCCGTTCTGGGAAGCTTAGGTTAAAGGGATTATAATTATTAGTTCTATCACGAGGGAAACCATATCCTGTTCCATCGATTCTAACTCGAGTTTTGCCTAAAAAACCTAAAGTATTGGGACCTCCTCTGTATGAGTAAATGTATTGATCATCCTGAGTGTCTATATCATACTCGGATTCAGCATCTTCTAATTCTTGGACACTAAGAGAACTAACACCAATTTGTTTACTTTTATAGATTAAAACTAACCGGTTTTTTTCAGAACCAGGAATAGAAGCTCTTTCATTTTCAAGTGTAACTTTACCATATCCTCTTCTATCAAAATCTAAAGGATCTAATCCGGTTTTATCCAAATGTACCCCAAATGCAGTAACACCTGTTTGAAGTATAGTAGAAGTAGGTAAATATACTTTTCTACCACCCCCAGGGGCATTAGCGCGAGTTCTTTCTAAAAGATTTTGTTTAATTGAGAATAGGGTACCTGCTATATTCTTATCATCAAATAAAAATTTGCCTATCCTTAATGTATCAGTAGGAATATTTATATCTACTTGAGCATCAGCTATAGTAAATGGATTAAGAACATTTGGGGACACAGCACCCGGGGCCCACCAAGGTAAATTTCTGCGATCTAAAACATTTACACTAGTAGTAGCAAGAGCCCCTTGCCTTAAAATAAAGTCAGGGGCTCCCGCTAAAAAGTTTGTTCCGGATTCGTCGGTGTAATCAGGTATAGGGACAACTATGTACGGCTGGTTAGAGTCGTTGTTGTATTTTAAAGACCTATAAGCAGTCTCTAAGCTTCCCTCTATAACACCTTTGAGTAAACCCATACATACAAATAAAATTTAAATAAAATTAATTGCCGTTAGGTAAGAAATTTTCTTCATACTTAGCTGGGGCAACAGTGCCTTTATCAAGTTGTGAAGGTGAAGGTAAAGGATTAGACATGTCATCATTATATGCCTGCCATTGGGCATTTACTTCATCAAAGAAAAATCCTGCGGTTGAATATCCAAAATCTCCATCAAAAGTACCATGTAATTTTGATTGGGGAGTAGACGCAACCAAGGTTGGAGAAGTAGTTGCTGTTGCTTGACCTTGAAGTTGTGAGCCTTGTGTATTGAATAAATCTAAAATTCCTGCAATTGGTTTTGCCATGTTTTTATGTTTTTAAAGATTAATAAAAAATATTTTTATTATAAATATTATTAGATTAGGTTCTTGATGTACCTATATTTTGAATAGTAGCAAGTTCTCTACTATCAAGTGCAATTTTAGGAGGAGTACGAAGTTGTTGAGTTGCTACTCCTACATGTTCTTTATTTACTTGTAACAATTGATCTAATTTTGCTAACACATCCTTCCAACCTGACTCAGTCATGGTAGTAGTTGTAGTAGAAACTCCATTATTATTTGTTATCATATTAGGAGCAACAGCAGGGGCAGCTACTAATTTAGTCTCAGGAATGTTATTTAAAGGTGTAGGTTGAAGATTATTATTAGTTGTTAAATAATTTTCTTCTTTAATTCTTTGAGTTTCAGAATTAACTACATCATCAACAAACGTTTTATTAATTGTGTTTAAAAGAGATGAGGTTAAATCTGTTTTATTTAAAGTACTAGTAGCACTTAATTTATTAGTAGTATTATCAGATATTTTGTTTAATGAAACATACATATCTTTAAATACTTCTGAGGAGTTTTTGCCTAAGAAAATTTCGTTTTTATCTACTTTAGCTATACCTTCTTGAAGTACTGAGCCACCTTCTGCAAGTTTTGGGGGTTGGGCTTTGGTTTCCTCTGGGGCTTGGTTTAGGTCATAGAGTGCTTTTCCACCAATACCTGCACCTGCTATATTACCTAACATGCCCCCTATAACAGGGATCATACCTGCAATGTCTTTAGCAACACTTATAGTAAGTTGGGTTTCTAAAATTTTAGCAATTTTAGTTAATAGAGTAACTTGAGTAGAAGAAGACTTAGTTTGAACAGCTGCATTTTTTTCTTCTGTAGCTGTTTGAGTTTCATTTATAGTTTTATTTTCTTGGTTTGTTTTTTTAAGTTCTTCTAACTGCAATTGGGAAGTATCAGTTAATTTTGATACAGAACTATCAAGTTGTTGAGATTCTTCGGGTGAAGAAGGCATTCCTAAAGAAGGAGTAGCAGTAATAGATTGTGTAGAAGCAGTAATTAAGTTAGATGAAGAAGGTAAAGGAGATTCTTTTATTAAATCAGTACCTACTTTTATAGGGCGACCTTTTGAAGCATCATATACTTGATCATTACCATCTAATTGTACCTCTCCAAAATCTCCTTGTAATGTAGGTCCTTTTTTACGGTCAATTACACCATCCTTAACAACATACTTGTTTTTAACATCGGATACTGCCTTATCTGCAGACATCATAGCTACCGCTATACCAGCTGCTATAGCTGCAGCTCCAATACCTAAAGTAAGAGCGGATGCAGTAGCAATTGCTGACGCAGCGGCTATGCCTAAGTTTATAGCTACAGGGATTAAAGCTATTGCTAGACCAGCCATTAATCCTTTTAATAAAGCAGTATTGCTTAATAAAGTAGCAAATCCACTTAGCATTGAACCTAAAGGGCCATCTACTATACTAACAAATACATCTTTTAATTTTTCAACAGCAATAGCAAAACGTTCTTGAACATCGGCCTGGTCCATCATAACGTCTAGCTGGTCTTCACCAAGCATTTTAGCTGCTTTTTCTTCACCGTATTTTTGCTTAGCAAACTCATAAGCATTTTTTTCTTCTTCACTTAATGAGCGTCCTAATTTATTTAATGCTTCTTGTTCTACTAATGAATTAGCTAATTCTTCTCTTGACATACCAACAGCTTTAGCATATGCTTCCTGTTGGATGCGATTCATTTTGGTGAATTCAGCTGAGCCTCCAATTTCTTTATTGATCTCTTCAGCCATTGCTCCAATATCACCCATTAAAGCATAATAGCGAGCATTTTCAAGGTTAATTTCTTTACCCGTTAATAATTCGGCTTCTAGTTCAGCTGTAATAGAGCTTTCAAATTGAAGTAATGAATTAGCAATACCATCAGCTTGTTGTAAGTTGATACCTAATTCTTTAACTTTAACAGCAGCTTTGGCTAATGCTTCTGGTGTAGCGCCTAATGATAATTTAATGGCATTAGAAACATTAGCAGTATCTTTCATCAACTGCTTAATATTAATAGATAACCCTTTTTGTATAGCTAGTGCTTTACCAGCACCCATAAAACCAGTAACCGTGTCATCAACACTCTTACCAGTAGCCATTGATATTTTATTAATACCAATTAATTCTTCATTAGTAAATCCAGCTTGCTCTCTTAATTTAGTAAAGGTTTCTAAATCCTTTTCAGCTATTTTAGCATTAGCTCCTAAATTTTGGCTAATAGCTAAATAACTTTCCCCTAATTTTTTAGCTGTTACAAAGGTTGAGTCTGAGTTGTATGCTATGTTAGCAAATTCTTCTCGGACTTTAAGGGCTTCACCATAACTAATGTTCATTCCCTTAGCTAATTCTCCCGCACCTTTATCAATAGTTTTAAAAGCATCTACTAATTGAGTTACAGCAAAAGTAGTTAAAGTTATAGGATTAGTTAAGTTCTTAAATAAAGAACTACCCATTGAAGCTATACCTTTACCCAAAACAGCAATATGCCCATTCATCCCAGCATACTTAGCATTTTGGGCTGCTAATTGGCTAAGAGTAACCTTATTTTGGTTGTTAATTTGGGCTTTTTGGTGGAGCTCTCTATCCTCTTGAGTAATAACCTGTTTAAGAGTCTCTAATTGAGTTAATTGATTTTTTAGGGCCCTTCCTCCAAATCCGGCTTTTATTTGAGCATCAGTTAAATGTCCCCTAGCTGCTGCAATTTGGTCTGTAAGTTGTTTTTCTTGTTCTAGTTTTTGAAGAACTTGATTATAACCCTTAAATTCTAATTCTTGTTGAGTTTGTTCTACTTTATATCTTAAATTAGCCTCTTCACTACGTTTTTTTACAATTTTAGATGCAAACTCTTCCATTTCGGAAGTAGCTTGACTTATACCCAAAATTTGTGATAACTTACCAAATCCTAATTTATTTAAGGCTGTGTCTAGGCCTGCTACAATTGACCCACCTAAACCTAATAATGAATTTTGTTCCTTAATTTCAGCTTGAATTCTTCGTATAGTAGCTTCAACTGCTCTAAAATTTTCATCTGTACCTTGTACTATACCTGGGATTTCTGCAAGATAACCTCGGGTTTTTTCAAGTTGTTTAGTTATATTTTTAAGATCAAAATATACCTTACTATTTTCCTTACGATACTGAGCTAAATCTAGTTTTTCTTGGGCAGTTATGGTATTATTTTTTTCTTTAAGGGCTAGGGTTTTAATTAAGTTTTCTAATCTTCCCTTTTCATAGGTTTTTAATTGTTGCTCATCGCTTAACCTTTGTTCATCTGCTTTTAATACTTCCTCAGAATTAATTATGTTTTGCCTTTGTATAGCTAATTTTTCTTGAAGCTTTTTAAGATCCTTTTCATTTAAACTTACTATACTTTTTTGATGAAGTTGAAGCTTTTCAGCTAAAGAAATAATACCTTTGTATGCTCTAGTAGTTACTGTAACTCCTGAGGATGCATGGCCTAAAGATGATACTAATTCTTTAAATATTGAGAGAGAATCAGAAATATCACTGGTAAGATCTTGATATTCGCTTTTTAAGCGGCTGAGTTGTTGTCTAGCGTTTGCCATAGAAGCAATTCGGTTTGCTTCTTGTTGGGCAATAGATTTTTCTAAACCATCTACAACTTGTAGTAACTTAATCAGTTCTTGTACTTCCGCAGAACTAAGTTGATTTTGTGCAGCCATGTTTTAATAAAAGTATATATTATAAATATTAAAGACTACCAAATTTAGTATTTAGGAGGTTGCTTTAACTTACCCTTAAATTGGTCTGGGAGTTGGATTTTACCCTCACGGATAGCTTTGGTTTGGGAAATTAAATCTTTTGGTGCGTTATTATTATTCTTTTCTTCGTAGTATTCTTTCATTTTACGGAATACAAATTTACGGAGCCACATAGGCATGTTGTAGATTGTTTCCCAATCATAGCCACCTTGGCCATGAAACACCATTTCATGAATTTGAGTAAATAAATTAATCCTATAATCCCGAGCTAGCTCAGGCGTCAGGCCAAAAAAAGTTAAGTCCAACTGGAATGTTGACTTTTGTGTTGCTTCCTTCGGGAAAAAAGGTCAGATCAACGTCTGGCTGCACCTCCCTTATGTACTCCCTTAACGCCTTGGAGTCACGGGCCAACAAATACTTATCTACAAATTCTCTAATGTGTGGGTTTTCTGTGTTTCCTTCAACAGAAGTAATCATATACTTTAAACGAGTTGACAACTCAGGTACATTATTTTTATAAATCTTCTTTAAACCTTCCAACTCAGCATTGATTTTTTTCTCATCAGCACTTGTTAACAACTTAAATGTAATATCTATTTTAGTTGAAGGAAGAGTAAACTTAAATTCATTTACGCCTGGGTTGTAGAGGTGGTCTAGGATAACTTTATTTTCGATTGTAGAAAGATCAACTGTTTGTTCTTCACCACCCCACATAAAGGTATAATCTTTACCATAACCTAAAATGCGAGCAGCCACTAATAACGCGTTTTTATCGCCTACAATCAAATCATCATACTTTACATCGGAAACGATGAGTGATTTAACTAACTCGTCTAATACTGTGCCTTTTTGGATATATGATTGGTTGGTTAAAATATCTTCTTCCCTTGCGGTCATATATTTCATTTCAATCGTACCACTTGAAAGAGGATTTTCTTTAGGGTATACTAAACCCTTTGAAGGTAAGTCCACAACCTCTGTTGGGACATTAAATTTGTTTTCCATAAATGATTTTGTTATAACGTTTTTGTTTGTCCTATATACATATATGAAGAAAAAAAAAGCTCGCAAAAAATGCGAGCTCTTTTTATAGTATTTAGCTTTAAATCTTAGTAGTTCAATATAGCATAGTCCATACCTACAGTCATAGTAATGTTTACTGCTGTATTTTCTGTATCGTAGCTATAATCACCAAAGTTAGCATCTTTAATAAATGCACCCACAAGTACCCATTGGCTTACAATATCACCTACAGGACCTAAAACGTTAAGTTCAAGTCGCTTTTTGTAGAAGTCAGAGTAACCATCTCTACCTGTTACAGATTCGTGTGATAAACGAACCCATTCCATGATTGTCTGGGCACCAGAAGGAGTAATTGGGTCAAATAATGTCATAGTCACATCGCCCCAAGTGGTTTTACCCTTAACTTTTCTTTGAACGTTGATGTGATTTAATATTACTTCACCTTGTTGTAAATTCACAGCGCTCATACCCTTAATCATATATGCGGGTACGTTATCCAATGACACCTGGAACCTATGGGGTTGTTTAGGTTCAAACGGTGTAAAGAACATTTCATCGTAATTTAATATTGCCATTTTCTTAGTTTTTTTATTTGTTAATAAATATATTATTGGTTAAACCTTATGCAGGGAAAGTAGCACCTGTTGGAGTAATATTAAAGTCGAGGTAAATAAATTCAGCTGTTTTAGTTGGCTGTAAGTAAATTTGACCTATTAACTCATTTCTATCAATCACTTCAGCAGAGTTATTAGTACCATCCATTACTACTTTAAAGGCATACAAACCTTGACGTTGTTGAACTGATTCAAGGTATGGGATAACTTGTGCTAAGAAAATATTTCTTGTAGTTTGTGTATTTTGTTCAAATACCAAGTTAGTAGCAATTCTAGAAATATAAGACTTAAGTACAATCAACAAACGACGAACATTTACACGATCAAGAGCCGAAGGCTTACGTTGTAAGGTTTTCTGACCATAAACTGCAGTACCAGTACCTGGGAATGAAGCTAATGGGTTAATATTGCTGAGGTACAATGCGTCACGTTGAGCTACACTTAATTTGTATTCAGCGCGGATTACTCTGGTTAAGCCACCTCTGTTAATACCTGCAGGTGCGAACCAAGGCTCAGCAACACTGTCGTTAAATGCATATACTCCAGGGATGAATGTTGAAGCAGGAACCCAAACTGTTCTACCAGTAGCAGAATCTCTAGTAGATACCCAAGGCCAGTAAGTAGCAGCATATGAAGTATCTAAATTATTAGCTTGAGCAGTTGCAGAATTAACTGTTCCACCGTAATCTAACAAATCAAGTACATAAATGCTATCACCTCTGTTTTGAGTATTTTGAATAATAGTATCAATTTTGGCTCCATGACCTGCCATTTCATAAATCAAACCAGGAGTGTAAAGAGCATTAAACTTGTAATCATCATTACTCATAAGGGCAATAGCATTTGTATAACTACCAGCTGTTAATCCTTGAGTATTAGTTGCAGTAATATCATTATAAAAGTTAACTCCAGCTATAATATCACCTGTAGCACCAGCAAACGCACCGGTTTGAGCTATTGGTAAAGAAGCAGTGTATGAAGCAACAGAAACTTGAGCTGCTGAGTTAAGATAATTAGGAGTTGGGTTGTTTACTGATTTAACTCTTACGTATCTTGAACGGTTAGCATAGTCACCAGTAATATTTAATTGGTTATTAACTACATCATATGTGAAAGCATAGTTACCAATTACTGCTTCAATGTAGTTTGGAGCAAGTGGGTCTAATGATACTTGAGTCCATTGTTCCAAAATAACTGGGCTGTTAGTGTTGTCATCACCTCTTCTAATCAACAAAGTAAATGTACCTGAAGAAGTGTTTGGTGATACAACTTCCCAACGTAAGTTGTTAACAGATCCGCTTACTAAGCCTCCTTTTGAGTCCTGAGCACAAGCACTGTTCATAATAACACCTTCAGAAAGTGTTTCCAATTCAAATGCAGGTTGAGAAGCAGCTTGAGTACTTGATGAAATTTGAGCAGTAGCAGGAGCCCATTCTAATGAATTTGATACTACACGAGTAATCATCAATGTCTCACCACCATTTTGAA